TGTGTTGGAATGTATTTCATCAACATTATTAGAACTAGTCTCAACGGATATCTTCATCTTAGAAGACAATCTATTGTGATATGTTTCTCCAATAGCTTTAAGCATGTCGTTTCTAATATCGTGTGGGCGTGTTCGCTCTAAATCAAGAATATCTTCAAGAATGACTACAGTGCCGCTATTATCACAATATTCTGAAAACATTTCCCAATGGTCGGGAGTTGGATCCAATCGATACACATTTAGTGGATCTTCTGGTTGCACTTCATGGCATTGAACAAGCAACTCCCCTATTTTTGTTTTCGTAAGAACTGTTTTCTTTCGAGCCAGCTTAAAAAAAGCAGCCGTACCACCAGCACCAAACTTACCAATATCACCATTAGAATGGTAGTTAGCTGCTGCAAATGTAAATGACTTATCCAACTGTTTGCCATCCATCCCGTATCCATTATCAACAATGATAAATCTTGCAAGCTTACTCTTTTGATTCTTATTAGGTGAATCAATAATAAGTCTTATATCTGACGCGTCAGCATCCACAGAATTATCTATTAATTCCATAAACGATTCTTTCATTGTACCTCCAAGCGCACCAACGACATGGCTGTAGAGATGATTCGGATCGGATGATATATCTCGTCTGTTATATTCTATTGTTTTTTGTTTTTTCATTATATTCTCCTTTATATTGATATTATATTCCAATCGCTATGATTGAAAATGAAAAACATTTATTAAAAATATGAGGCACCTGATAACCCTGTGCCTCCCTGTGGGAGCAAATCTAGACTATTTTCCTGCCATTAATTCATTAAACGCTCGGTCAACTTCGCTTTTTCCGTCAGCGGGACCATACTTGGCAGTCTCAGTTGAACGCTCTTCGGCAGTTTTGTCGCCAGCTAATTGTTCATCGAGAATCGCGTCGATCTGTGTGGAAGAAAGACGCTCGAAAAGAGAGTCAAAATCAGGCATACGATCAAGGAGGGCGGGGATCGCTTGCTCATCTTCCAACAGAGCCGATGTATTACGACGCATTTTTAGATTTGTCTGAGGGTAAGCACCGGGCTTAGTAGGCTTAGTGTAAGTAAGAGTGATATCAGTACCCTCAGAGGTATCTGTGACATCACCATATTCTGGATCAAGAATGTATCCCAAAAGCAATTCATAAGCTTGCTTCCCATAACCATATACCTTGATTCCTTCACTCTCTCTGCCGCGAACGACGACAGGTGAGAAAAAACGAGCACGAACAAAAAGCGACTTAGCCAACTTTTTACTCTCCTCGTCATTGTTTTGTGTACCTTCACGCCATAATGAAGACGCAAATTCGCAAATTGGGCAATTGTCGCCAAAATTACGTTTCGGACACATAATACCTCCGCGATGATCTCCAACGTTATAGTGGAAAGACACCTCTTTCAACGGATCGCCATCTGCAGTAGGCACGATACGAATATCAGTGTCTCCTTCATCTGGGCGAAACCAGACAGATGTGTTATCGCCGGTATTCTCTCCTCGCAATGTAGCGAGTTTCTTTTTCATTAGTTCCATATTGATTCCCATAATTTATCTCCTTTTTTTGATGTTTATGAGTTCGCAACAAGCGTTCCTTGTTACTTTATTATAAAACACTCAACGTAGCATGTCAAGCGTTATTTTGGATTGCATTGGTGTGGCTAATGCAAAAGCCAAAGTCTTGTTCTAGTGATGTCTCGTATATAGCATACGAGATTTTCCGAAAAGCATTTCTCGGCTTTTCTTTCAAAATATTCACCAACTTCTTGTGAAGCCCTCCTTCTTCTCTCATTCGTTTTTCGTTTATACACATATAATAACACAACTCTCTATCGATGTCAAGCGGAAAGCACCACTTTTCTTCAAGAGTTTTCATATTCAACATTGCAATCGATCTAATACGATTAATCTCAGATGGCTTTGAAACTTGTCCGATTTCTGGTTCTGTATGTTCAAAGAAATTTAAATAATGCATTGTCGAAAAAATCGAACTGTTCAAGGTATCATAATAATCCTTAACTGGAACGTTTTGTAGTATGTTTTCCAAATTTAAATTCGAAAACAAAGTAATGGAGTTTAAAAGCCCAGAACGAGCATACTCTTGTAAAATACCAAAAACAGCTTTCTCAACCAATCGAGGAACACCAGTAAGCAACTCAGTGTCAGGTTTAATATAAAAAACATTTACCTTTTTATCTTTAATTTGTTCAAGTATCCCAAGAGCATAATTTGAACTATACGATGCTCCGGTGACAATAAACTGCACATCATTATCAATGCCTTTGAGGAACTTTTTAACATTCGGAATATTCTTTTCGTATTCCTCTGGTGTGCCATATTTCTTCAATTTAAACTTATACTTAGATGCGCGTGATACGTTACTGTTCATTAAATACACATTATAATTTGATGTATCAGCAAACTTCTCTGCGATAGCAGACGCCGCATTTCCTAATCCAATAATTGATATCATAATTTAAGATCTTCTAACTCTAAATAGTTCTTACCAGCCTTCAAATTAACTAAATAATTGCCCAATCGGTTTTCTGAAAATATCTTTTTAATATCAACAATATAATCACGCTCATCGTCGGTAACATCCAATACAATTTCGTCATGGACAATATGCGAAATGAATGATTTCTTACCGATTAATAATTCATCAATTTGAACAGCTTTTTCCAATACCAAATCTGCCGTTGTGCTCTGCACGAGATAGTTTAGCGCTTTCTTCTCTCCAACCATCAATTTACGGCCAAAGGGCGTTGTAACGCTACCATCGGCATACCATCTGTCAAGTGCTTTATTTTTATCGTATTCTCTGCTTTTAATGTCATTCGAATCTGGATTATATAGCCACGCAAAGAATGTCGTCTTCACTTCTTCCCTTGTTAGAGTGCGATTACCAAATACATTTTTCATATTCCAATCATGAATATCCTCTTGTGGTTGCGAATCGCCACACAATGCCAGAAATGTCCTCACTTCGGCGCCATTGTAATCTAGCGAAATAAACCAGTCATTCTTTGGCTTAATCAACTTCCGCATTTCTTTCATCATCGTGAGAATAGGAAAAGAACCAGGAGCAGTGGTTAATCTGCCTGTCACGGTGCCGAAAAGATTGTAATCGATGTATCGTTTTCCATTGAGCAATTTTTTGATTTTTTCACGAGCATACGAATTATAAAACAACGTTTTACAGTCCTTATTGTTAACTTCCAAATCTTGATATTTGATTTTGTACAACAATTTTGCTAGCTTATCCAAATGATCATAGTTTACTGGTTTTTCAAAGTTTTCAAAAACGTGCTTTGTTATCTGATTCTTTGCTTCACAAAACTGCAGCAAAAAATCATTCGGAACTAAATCAAAAAAGCAATGTTCGTGCAAATTGATCCTACCGATTCGAAATGAATTCAGATACGCCACAAAACGGCGCTGGAGTCTTTTGAAATCATCAAGCATATCCGCTGAACATGCCTCTTCTAAAGACAAACCAGAACACAACAATGAAGCATACTCCACGTTTGGATCTATGATGGATCCTGTGTATTTCCAGGTTTTTGTTAGATTTGTTGGAATATCGTCAAAGTGTAACTTACCATCGACATATATACCGACACATTCCGATTTATCATCCAACGTTTGAAATATCAAGGTTCCTCCGCATCACGTCTTGCTTTCTGTTGTATACTAATATAACTCATTGAGCCGCGATAGTCAAATGGTTTATTTAAAATTCTTTCAAAATTATATAAACTTCTTCCAACGCCATGAATTCTATACAATGCAATGCTATCTGAAATTAATTTGTCCTGTTCGTGTGGTTGAAATTCTGACTCTTCTTCTAAAAAACGAATTTTGAGATATAATTCTAAAAAATATATATCGCTAAAATCTTCACTTAATTTCCCCTTCGAATAATCAACCGGCACAACAACCTTGGTGACAGTTCTTCCGTTGCACTCTTCATTTATCAATATCTTCTTCGGCTTTAGTTTATTATACAGGTTTAATAATAAAAATTTAAACTTTTTATAGTACCCAACGTGGGCTGGGATATATGCTGATTTTATAATATCATCCAACGATGTCAAAGTGCCATGATTATATTTTTTAGCGTATTCTATCATTCCCTCAGAGCCAATATCAGCAACTATCCTCCAAGGAATAAGTTTATCCACCATAAATCCATATGAATTACAGGCATTTACATAAAAATCCCAATTTACACTTGAAATAAAGTCGCTTATCTTCTCAGCATCGTTGGTTGGATCCAAATCTGCTATTTCCACAACTAAAGCGGAACAATTAATAGGACAAAACCGGCTCTTCATATACGCTGGCTTTGTGAATGGATAAGATTTCACAAACGCTGGCAAAAGCACCATAATTTCTCTCATAAATTCACCAAAATCTTTAAAAACAATTTGCTTCGAATTAAATTGAGATGCCAAGGCAGCAAAAACTGAATCTAGATAATCTAAATATTTTCTCTTTGGATCTTCATATGCTTTATAGGCTGTCAGTTTACTTAAATATTTATCATTTGAACTTATCTTTCCAGCCATGGCACATTTAT